TAGTACTTTTCGGTTGACCAAAAATGCCCAAAATGCTATAATATACACATGTTAAGAAAGAAACGTTCAGATCGCACTCATATAGTATACATGCTCCAGATTGGGGCAGAGTACTACATTGGTATTACCGCTAAAACCCAGCGTACTATTAACATGAGCCTGCAGAGCCGTGTTAACAAGCACATCTACCGCAGTCGCACTGAGAGCAAGAGCTGGAACTTGTACGAAGCAATTCGCACAAACGGCGAGCGGGCTGTAAACTCAGCAATTGTGGACATTGTGCGTGGCAAAGCCCAGGCACACAAATTGGAGCGGGAATTAATACAAAAGTATACACCTGTTTTGAACACAGATATACGGGTCAAAAAGGTTGACCAATAATTCCCAAAATGCTATAATATGGACATACAGTAACAAAACAGGAGCCAGAATGCAAGTAACTTTAAAAAACACAATCAAGGTAACCCCAGTAAGTTTGCAGAAAGTGTGCAAGGACATTGCATACGGTGACTATGATCAAACTTGGGAGCCAGTTATGCTCAAGAAGTTCAAATTGAGCAAGAAAAAAATATATGTGGACATGTTGGCTGACACTGTGGTTGCCGAAACTTATGAAAAAGTAATACAAAAGTTAGCCCGTCGTGCTAGAGAAACATACGAACTCAAAAATCCATGTTATGTGACTCCTGAATTGTTGCATGCCTTGCCCAAGAAACATTGGATGAAAATATTTTGCGAAGCATCAGAAGATTACGCAGAGTCTGACGAGTACGGTGAGTAATTGGTTGACCGATTATTCCCAAAATGCTATAATATGGACATAAACACAAACAAGGAGCCCCGAATGATTGCACTCGAAAACATTGAATCCGTTCACAATACTGCTACAGAGGCCGCTCGCCGAGCCGAAGCAGACTTTATTACCAAGCATGGTGAAATGGCCTACTGTGGTTTTGCTTGGGTCAACGTACCTGTCAAAGCCAGTACCAAATTAGGCCGTGCTCTCAAAACTGTGGGCTTCCGCAAATCTTACTCAGGTGGTTTGGACTTGTGGAACCCAGGTGGTAGTTTTACACAAAGCATGGACGTGAAAGAAACTGGTGCCCGTGCCTATGCTGAAACTTTGGAAAAGTTTGGCATCAAAGCATACATGATGAGCCGTGCAGACTAAGGAAACTGATTGGATTTCCTTGCTAGGTTACTGCTCAGACTCATTACCATTGCTTGACATAGCAACAATATTACTATATAATATACATGGGCCTTGGTAGCTTAACGGTTAAAGCAGAGGACTCATAATCCTTTGAGTGGGGGTTCGATTCCCTCCCAAGGCACCAACCAGGAGTACGCAATGAGCAAAAACTTTACAGAAGAGATAAAAGAGGCACTTGCGAAAAAGCAAGGCATACATCAACCTGATGCCAAACTAAGCAAGACGCAACAAAAGGCGGCCAAACGCAAAGCACCACCCTCACCCGGTGGCAAACCCATGCGTAAGGTGACCGGCCGCGGCGGTTAAGGATGCAATGATTGAGATAGTATCTTCGCGGCAAGATAAATTTGGCTTTTATCAGGTTGGAGATTTTCAAACATACAGCAAATTTGAAGCAGCCGAACAGCAGGTCAAAACTGGCCAAAAAATACACTGGAACTTCAATGACGCAGTCTACAGTTCATTTGACTGGACTCAAGAACCTGCAGAAAGTCTAAGAGAACTGTATCGGCAACGGGCCCAACAACTGAGAGAACAATACGATTATTTGGTATTATGGTTTAGCGGCGGGGCCGACAGTACTAATATTTTAAATTCGTTTGTGGACAATAACATTAAATTAGATGAGGTGGCTTCTTTTGTCAACTATGATGCCACCGGCGATCGATTCAATTACCTCAACGCCGAAATATACAATGTTGCTGTGCCAAGAATTCAAAAAATACAACAACAACAGCCTTGGCTTGTGCATTCGCTACTGGATATTTCTAAAATGACCATGGATATTTTTTCAGAGAAAGAGTCAAAATTTAATTGGATTTATCATGTTAACAGTTATATCAATCCCAATGCGGTTTCTAGAAAAGATATTAAATTAAAAAATCCTGCTTGGACAAAGATGTTTGATGCCGGAAAAAAAGTAGGGTTTATATACGGCACAGACAAACCGTATGTTAATGCACTCAATGGAAAATATTATCTTAAATTTATAGACATGATAGATAATGCAGTAAGTGCGGATGTACAAATGATGGATCGAGCTTGGGAATTCAACGAACTATTTTACTGGTCGCCGAGTCATCCACAAATTGTAATCAAGCAAGCACATGCGATTAAAAATTTTTTAAAATCGACCAACATCATTGATTCTAATTTTACAAATTGTCCAGATTCTGCTACCAATGTAGCAACACACATCAACGGTAAACTTTATTGGTTGACATTTGATTGTATACATCGATTGATTTATCCAGGTTGGTATCCAGTCCCTTATCAAGGAAAACCGCCAAGTATAATATTTACTTTGAGAGATAATTGGTTTTTTAACTTGCCAGATCAAGATTTTGCTAAGTATTCGTGGCGAACAGGACTTGAACATCTTTGGAAAACTTCTCCAAATTTTTTAAAAAAAGACCCAAAAGATATACGTAAAGGGTTTAACCGATCCATAAGTTATCCATATTATCTCGGAGATTGATAATAGATCTCTACATCAAACAATGATTAAATTAGAAAACAATCCCAAACTAGGGTATTACACAGTAGGCACTGAGAAATTTTTTAGCAAGCCTATGGCACTAACAAAGGCTACCAACACTGGCCAGTTTCCTGAGTGGGACTTTAACAATGAAACGTTTGGTTCTCAAGATTGGACAGTGGCTCCTGATTTAAACATTCGTGAATTGTATCGCATTAGAGCACAGCAACTACGCGAGAAATACGATTACATTCGTTTGGAATTTAGCGGTGGTGGAGATTCGACCACAGCATTGTACAGTTTTGTCAACAACGGTATACACATTGACGAAGTAGTGTTTAGATATCCCAAGACCGGAGAGAAGGATGTTAGCGATGATCCATTTAACTGCAAACCCGAAAACACTCTAAGTGAGGCACGGTATGCGGCATACCCTGTGTTGAATTGGTTAACCACAGTGTCGCCACGTACCAAGATAACCACACACGATTACAGTGAAAACATGCTGAATCAAACCTACGATGAATCCTGGGTCATGCGAACCAAAGACTATTTCCAACCCGGGCATGCATTTAAACATTCGGCCACAGGATATGTGGGACACAAAAAATTAGCAGACACCGGACAACGCATTTGTATTTTGTACGGAGTTGACAAACCCAAAGTATGCATCAAAGACAAAAAATGGTATGCTTATTTCATAGACATCATGGCCAATCACTCCATGGGAGACTTTGGAGATTATACCAACATGACCAATGAGTATTTTTTCTGGACTCCTGATCTTCCAGAACTGTTTATCAAACAGTGCCACATGGTGCGTGACTGGTTTATGCTACCACAAAACAAGCACATGCAATTTGTGTGCCGTTGGCCCAACTATAGTTACACACACAGAACCACATACGAACATTTGATCAAACCGTTAATCTATCCCGACTACAATCAAGAGACTTTTCAAACTTCAAAACCAACCAACAGTTTCTACAACGAAATGGATTATTGGTTTTACACTAACTTTTGTGAGACTGTGCAGTATCAACGTTGGCAAGCAGGACTAACACATCTTGTGAACACAATTGACAACAAGTATTTCAACAAAGAGATGGGCAAAGCAGTCGGCTTTGTGGGGTTCTTATCACCCTTTTATTATCTGGGCGAAGCCGACTTTGAAAGCTCAGGTATCAACAACTTTTTTAAATTTTAAGGAGAAAAAATATGTTGTTTTCATCACCAAAGTGGGTAGAGAAATGGCCACGTAGTGCCAGCAAAGTTGTTTCTTGGAGACTACTTGTTACCGGAAGTAATTTGGCAGCCGGTTGGTTTGCAACGGGCAATTTCTGGGGAGGCTTAGAAGTTGCTGGAATTTTACTGATAGTCAATAGTACATTGTATTTTTTCCATGAACGTGCTTGGAACCGAGTTGATTGGGCCAAAGATGCGAATACTAGTTCTGAATCAGTTTAACTGACTAAATAAAAATAGCAACGCCAGCAGGTGCTGACGTCGGAATAAACAGACGCTTGGGATGACCCTTTACTAGCAATATTGCCTAGAACGCCTACCGTAGCATATCAAAAATGCCAGCTATTACTCAAGGAGAAAACAAACATGAAACCTATCCACATTAAATGGGTATTAGCCCACGAACCTATTGATATTTTTATCAGAGCCGCAGAGAAATTTGCTGAAGTAGCCGAAGCTCGAGCACCCGGCGAATTCAAAATTGAAGTACTTACACTAAGCGAGTATTCAGACAAATATAATCATGGTGAAAAAATTACCAAACACAATTTGCTAGACATCATGGACACAGGTGCTATTGAAATGAGTCAAATGTACACTTATGTGCTGAGCAAATACAATCAAGATCTTGATGCTCTTGACTTGCCTTTCCTGTTCCGTGACCATGATCATGCGGCACGTGTGTTCGAAAGCGATATTGGCGAGAGCTTGTTAGCAGGATATACTAAGAATTCCAACATCAAGGGTATGGCATTTACATACTCAGGTGGATTCATGAACATGCCCATGAACCGTGAAATTTCCAGCCTAAGCGAAATGGCCGGAGTCAAAGTTCGTGTGAGTAATTCACCAGTTGCAAGTGCAACATGGAGTGCATTGGGTGCTGATCCAGTGGTCATGGATGTTGAGCGTGTGGCCGAAGGCATCCGGGATGGTGATATTGATGGCGGCGAAAGCTCATGGCCTCGCATTTATGCTTGCCAACAAAACGAAGTTGCCGAAAGCATTTTGGAACCAAATCATCGATTGTTGCTGACCAACATTATTATCAACAAGAATTTCTTGGCCAGCTTGCCAGAACATCTGCAAGCAGTCATGAAAGAAGCCGCATTAGAAGCAGGCCGTTTTGAACGTGCTGTGGCTGTGGCCGAAGTTGAACCAACCAAGGCACGCTGTGAGCAAGATGGCATTCGTGTTATTAAATTCAGTCCTGCTGATGAACAAGTGTTTCGCACCGTGACTGCTAAAGTATACGAACAATTTGCTGACACGTTCACAACCGGTTTGGTTGACAAGATACAGAAAGCCTAATATAATATAGGTTATTGCTGTATGAAGCGATGAGAAATAAGTTCAAGACGCCGGGGCAGTGCCGGCCATCTCCACCTAAGTGTATGCGGTATATTTAGGTGGGGATGACACAGGATCGATTGGGCAAAGAGTAACAGAGTGGACAGCACGGTAGGCGATGACCGTTAATCAAGCAAAAAAAGTAAACGCTAACGACTCACAGTTCGCATTGGCCGCGTAAAGTAGCCTAGGGTAGGAAATACCTCGTAACAGAAATCACCAGGACCCGCTTCGGCGGGTTTCTACTGACTAAATATCCCAATGAAACCTGTTTTAATACTACAACACCAAACACCCGAGCGTCCTGCGTACTAATATAAATATCATAATGTTGGATAAGCAAATCAGTAACTTTGATTTATATCGGGACACTAGCCGATACCATTTTGATCCAAACCGGGTCGAACAACCCGGCGAGTGGTTTTATGTTGTTGGCCGATTTAACAATGTTTGGCAATCAGACCTTGACCGGGTAAGATCTCATCTACGTCCCATGACATGGGCCACAATCAAAAACAATCTTGGTCGCGATGGTACCAACACGCTGTTACCAGCACAAGAATTAGACATTGTTCGAGGTGGTGGAGATCCCAACATGACCTTGGTAGACATCAACGATCAACTGGATGATTATGCAGGCTTTCAAAAAATAGCACAATTTTTTGGCCTGGAGCAAACCAAATTAAGATTTCATACACAACACACCGGGCAGGTGTTTAACTACCACATTGATGGGCTCAGCAGTTGGTGTGTTAATAAAAACTCTGCGTGGCCCGATATACCAAAAGATAGACTAATCAGATTTATTGTAATGCTGGATGATTGGCAACCAGGACAATTTTATATCTATGGTAACTGCATGTATGATCGTTGGAAAGCTGGAGAAATACACTGGTTTGATTGGCAAAATATTCCACATGCCACTGCCAACGCCAGCCATCATGCTAGACACACACTACAGATATCAGGTGTTCGTACTGAATTGACAGATAGACTTTTATCTAGCACAATGTATCGAGAGTTTACAATTTAAACAGATAGGTTCCTGAGAACTTATTCTTTTATAAATATCCCGATGAAACCTGTTTTAATACTACAACACCAAACACCCGAACGTCCTGCATACCTTGTGACCTGGTTGGACCAACACGATATTCCGCATGAGACACGCAATGCAGGGTTGTGGCAAGAGTTTCCTGCCAGCATAGAACCTTACTCAGCCTTGGCTGTGATGGGTGGTGGCATGAGTGCTACTGATCCCTTGTTGAGTAATCGTCAAGCAGAGATCTTGATCCTACAAGCCATGCGATTGGATCGTCCGGTCATAGGACATTGTTTGGGTGGGCAATTGATGGCTCGAGCCTTGGGTGGCACTATCGGCACATCACCACAACCTGAAATAGGTTGGCAACCCATTGAATATGAGGATGTTCCTGAAACACAACAGTGGTTTGGTTCCGCACCTACCTCTACCGTGATACAGTGGCACTACGACACTTTTAGTATACCTACTGGTGCCACACGCCTGGCTGGTTCAGCCGCTTGTGCTAACCAAGCATTTGCTATCGGGCCACATCTGGCCATGCAGTTTCACATAGAGATGGATGCAGACAAAGCCCGTGAATGGGCTATGGACGAAGATCCTAAATGGACCTTGGCTAGAGAACAATATGCAAGTGTGCAGGATCGTGATGGTATCTTGAACGGGATTGAACCAAATTTGATCCAGCATCAAGCTATGGCTGACCACATTTACCAAACTTGGTTAAAAACCACAGATTGGGCAGGACGCCGCCCTTTCACGGCGGGAGTTTAATTCTTCCTGGGACCGCCAGATACCGCATAAGTATTCACACGGAGAGTTGGCCGAGCGGCAAGGCAACAGATTGCTAATCTGTCACTGGGTAACCGGTGGATTGGTTCGACTCCAATACTCTCCGCCATCAACAGTAATTATTGAATGAGTTACATAAAAAGTTTATCCGAAATTGAACAATGGGGCTATTACGAAGTTAACAATAAAAAATACTTTTTATTGCGTGAAGCCTATGAGCAAGTAACTCATGTAAATCAAATAAAGTTTAATTTTCACGACGATTGGTTTATGCGGATGAATACTTCTGTAGAACCGACTCAATCCCTTGATGAATTATACCGTCAACGGGTACAACAAATTAGAAAAAAATATGACTATGTTGTACTGGCCTACAGCGGCGGGGCCGACAGCCACAACATTTTAAAATATTTTGAATTAACAGATACTCCATTAGATGAAATAGTTCTATTTGAAGACAGTAGAGTACGCAGTAGAGATAGCGTTATAAGTGGTGAAGTGTTTCAAGTAGCATTGCCGGACGCTACAAAATTTGTAGAAAAGTATCCTGCTACTAAAATTAGATTACTAGACGGTCAAGAATATGTGAGCAAAATCGTATTTGATAAATCTTTTAAATTTGATCCATACTATATGGCATCGTATCATTTGAGACCCACTGGGTTGTTATGGCACGGTTGGTGGGAATATTTTATAGATGATTATCAGCGTATGCATTCTCAAGGCAAACGGATTGGAGTAGTTTGGGGATTTGAAAAACCCAAAGTAATGTATGATCCAATCAAAGGCTATATGATGAGATTTCATGATTGGCATACACAAGCTGGACATAAACAAGCACTAACTGTAGGAATTGAATCATGTGCTAGTGACGAACCGTTTTATTGGACACACGAATTGCCCTTGTTATCAATCAAGCAAGCTCACCTGGTAGCAAAATATTTACAATACACTGATAGTATAGGATTCAACCCCCAACACGGCTTAGATCAACTTGGAAATTGTCTAAAAAGAAAAAGCGGTAATTTTATTAGTTACGAATATATTCATCCAATTATATATCCTTACTGGGATATAAACACATTTACATATGGTAAAGAGCGTGATAGTTTTATAGTAGGTCTTAAAGATGATAGTTTGGCCACTGCAAACGATCCAGAAATTTTAAGATATGCTAGTGCTATCAAGGCTATTTTCCAACACAGCCAAGGGTATGGCAACCGACTAACGTCTCGAGACATGAGAGCCGATGCACGAGTTGATATATTAGCCGGGATTACTCCACTGTTTAGTATGCAACATCCATTGGGAATTTTTTGAAACTATGTTTTAGAAAATATTGACAATCAGTTGTAAATAAGTTATAATATAACTCAAACAAGGAACAAACTCATGGACATGGAGCAAGCGGCAACATTTTTAGCAGGTAGCATTTTGACAATGATGGCTGTGATCAGCATTGTGATTGGTATTATTGTGATCAACAATATCATTGCCCGTTATTGGAAACCTGTGCGACTGTTTACTGAGGATAGTTGGGCAGCCTGGGGAAACCAATCTAGATTTGCTGAGCCACATGAGCTGGACAAGACCAAAGAACCCCCACTAGAAAAGAAGAAATAAATGTTAGAATACATTGTGACATTTTTTGCAGTATTCTTTACTGATTTGATTTACGTGTATTTTGTAAAATCAATTCAGAATGATAGACCGTGGCATGCCAGCTTTTGGAGCATGGTTGTGACATTTACTGCCAGTGTGGCAGTTATTAATTACACAGCCGATCATTGGGCATTGATACCGGCACTAGCAGGTGCTTTCTTTGGTACTTGGTTTGGCATGAAGGTCAGAGAGCGTCAAGTATCTCAGGATGATTTACATTTAACAAAGGGCTGAGTTGAAATTGTGTGTCAAGTGCAATAAACAAAGTATCTAGCGTAAATACACGACAAGTCGTGGCGTATGCCTTGGGCTCATAGGTTCCTGTGGCCCACTTTCTATATAACGGCGCTACTGATCCTGGATCGTTCTTCATACAATATTTATTGCCCCTGTAGACAAATTGGTAAAGTCACTCTCCTCAAAAGGGAGTACATGGTCTTGGTTCGAATCCAAGCAGGGGTACCAGGCAAAATCTATTACCATCATTAAAAAATACAATGGCAAAAACACTTGACTTAGGCTGTTACTATAATATATAATAGTGTTGTCAACAAGGAGGAAATATGACACAATCTGTAAAAGGTACACGTACCGAAGAAAATTTAAAAGCGGCATTTTCTGGAGAAAGCCAGGCCAATCGCCGTTATTTGTATTTTGCAAACATGGCTGACGTAGCCGGCGACAATGACATTTCAGCATTGTTCCGGAGCACAGCCGAAGGCGAAACTGGACACGCACACGGCCACATGGAATACCTGATCGAAGGCGGTGCAGGAGATCCGGGCACTGGCATGCAGGCCAAGACCACAGCCGAAGCATTGGAAAGTGCTATCCACGGTGAAACACATGAGTACACTGATATGTATCCTGGCATGGCGAAAACTGCTAGAGACGAAGGCCTAGATGAGATTGCTGATTGGTTTGAAACATTGGCCAAAGCCGAACGCTCACATGCCAACCGCTTTACCAAAGCATTAGAAGCCCACAAGGCTGCTCAATAAGGAACTGCTATGGAATACGTATGCACTGTATGTGGCCATGTCCACAATGAAGAGACAGATGGCAAGTTTGAAGATTTGCCAAAATACTATAACTGTC